ATGATGGATACTCCTCCAAAGTTGATATTTTCCAATAAATGAATGGGTTTAATTTTTAACGTCTCTATTTTATTTCCTACACCATATGGATAGACGGTCACACGATCCGTTAACTGATTCTCTATAACATTTTGTAACAAGATATCGCTGTAGATGGGTTCAAAGGTAAACACTTTACAGTCTTTTGATAGGACTTCGCTCATCAACAGGGTGGTTGTTCCAATATTACCGCCCAAATCGATGATATTGGTATGTTCCACATAATGCTGTTTAATATAGTTAAACATCCATTCTTCCCAGTAGCGGCCATGTTTTAGAAAATGTCCAATACAATTGTCACTTTTAATGTAGGTAATCATTTTGTTTCTTAAATAGACCTTTTCTAATACATTTTCAGCGTATACATGGTCGAATTTTGTTTTTGGTAAAAACACCGACATTATATATCTATCAATATGGTGATCTTTAGGTGTGGGGATGGAGTGGACTTGACACCCCTCTCTCATGGAGTGGACTTCATTCTACACCTCTCCATAAGAGATATAGTAATTTTGTGTCCGCTCTACGGGAGAGGGGTGTGGGGAAACGAAGTGTCCCCACGAGGGTTTAAAAACCCCCTTCTGATACCGTGTAACGGACATGAGTGATAGCGCATTTTTTAAGGTGAAAAATTCAAAGCGTAGCAACCCTGAAGCGCGAACCACCTTAGATGCCATCCATCATCAGCGTATTCAGCAGATGGCAGAACAAAAAGACAACATCGGTGAATTCAAAGAAGAGCTCGCACAACTCAATGAGAAGATTGCACGTGCCACCACCGATATGGAATTGTGGAAACTAGAGCGAGATAAGGAGCGACTCGAGAAACGAATCAAAACCATTGAAGACGGGACCGATGTCATGGATTATTATTTGAGAACAGGTGATATCCTATACAATTACTACGACATTCAGGATCAAATTCAACAGGGCACTCAAACCTATTCTGCGAATAAGGCCAAACCAGGATCCATTTTAGCGATTCTGGAGGAGGTGGCATTAGAAGAGGGGAAGTCCACCGTTGTGGCGGATTCGGGAAAGAAGGGGTTTCAACGGAATCAATTGCTCAATGACTATTTACAGTTGGAGGACCCCTCGATGGCCCGTATGACAGTAGAAGAATATGATGATCCGTGGACACAATGTGAGCACTGCGGAAGTGAGATGATCATGTGTCTGAATGAAGCAAATCTCACATGCTCCACTTGTGGAAAGCAGGAATTCATCCTCGTGGACAGTGATAAGCCTTCCTACAAGGATCCGCCGCGTGAGGTCTGTTATTATGCCTATAAGAAGATCAATCACTTCAATGAATGGTTGGCGCAATTTCAGGCCAAGGAGAGCACGGAGATTCCTTCAGACGTCTATGATGCCATTTTAGTTCAATTAAAGAAAGAGCGAATGACTAATATGGGGACCTTGAAACCCACCAAACTTCGCGAGATTCTGCGAAAGATGAAATGCTCCAAATATTATGAGCACATTCCCCATATCATTAATCGTCTGAATGGCCAGCATGCCCCCTTTATGTCACGGGAAGACGAAGAGAAACTGCGTCATATGTTTCGCGAGATTCAACCGTCCTTTAAAAAGCACTGCCCGAAAGGTCGTCGCAATTTCTTGTCGTATGGGTATGTCCTCTATAAATTCTGTGAGCTCTTGGAGATGGATGAATATCTGGCGTGCTTTCCGTTGCTGAAAAACCGAGATAAACTGTATTTACAGGATAAGACGTGGCAGCTTATCTGTGGCGATCAGCGTTGGGCATACATAAAGACAGCATAGTCGTATTTTAGAGAAATATCTTTCTAATTACAACATAAAACTATAAAATTGAATGAAATATGGAATGTAAAGAAAACACCAGAAAAACCATTGGCTTAAAGGTTGGTGAAATAAGATAGGTAGGAACCATGGCAGAAGAAAACGTACGCATCTATCGTCTTCTGTGTGAAGATGGTCATTATTACATTGGAGCAACCACGCAACCCCTCTTATTGCGGTTAAAGAATCATAAGTCTCTTTCTAATACTACTCTGAACAAAATCTACACCCATTTGAACAACGTGGGATGGGATCATATCACGATAGAATTGGTAGAGGAATGTCTTTCTACCGAGAAAAAGGATCGTTTGCAGCAGCATATTGATTCTCACAAGGATGACCCGCTTTGTTTGAATTACCTGATGTTAAACATCTATCAGCGCGGTAAGATCTACTCTATGACAGGTGACGATGGTCACTATTACATTGGCTCTACCACTATGAGCCTCACTGACCGCTTTCGTCATCACAAAGAGTTTTCAAAAACACATGACACCCGTGTCTATGAATATTGTAAGCGAGTGGGATGGAAGAACATCACGATGGAATTACTGGAGGACTATCCATGCAATTCATCAGAAGAACTCCACGAACGAGAGGAATATCACCTTGCGCCTATGCGAGAGGATCCCTTATGCCTCAATGTTAACAGAGCATTTCTTACTCCAGAGGCGCGTAAGATGGCCGTTAAACAATACTACGAAGAGAACCGAGAGCAAATCACGTGTTATCAAGCCTGGTATTCCGAAGAGAATGCGGATCAGATCAAGGTTCGCCGCGATGCCTACAAAGCCTCTCATCGCAAAGAACTTGCTGAAAAACAGCGTGCCTATGCAAAGGAACACCAGGAAGAACTCCGTATCACACAGAAAGAATACCGCAACTCTCACAAGGAAGAACTGCAGGCCTATTTCAAGAAGTATGCAGAGAAAAATAAAGAGGCAGTTGCTGCTAGAAAAAGCGCATGGAATCAGCGAAAGAAAGAAGAGACAAAGGACGAGAGAGCAGAACAGAGTCGCATCAAACGTGAAGCACGAGAGCAAAAGACTCAGCAACGAATCACACATGAAAATACAATTGTCACGTGTGAATGTGGAGGAACCTATCAGAATTATCGCAAAAAGAGACATGTTTCGTCTGCGCTTCATCAGCGATTTATGGAGACACACCTTCGGCTCTGTGTCCCCATACCCCTCTCTCTCATGGGGACACATCTCCCACCCCCGTGATATGATGTCACTGGCACTATTCCAAGCCCAAAAAAGCGCGTCCAATTTTGCTTGTTGCAAATATTCCACACCCTGAAAGAATCTGTGCATAAAAGACATGACTCTTTTTTGTGCAGCATAGTAAATATCCAGAAAGAACGATGAACAGCGCCGAGAAGATCCAGAACAGGGTCGTGTACATATACTAGAGATCAATATTTTAACACGCGTAGATAGATGGCATCCCTTCCCGCCCAAGTACTCTACCAATTTGTCATCAATCACATGGCACCCCTTCTGGCCTCCAGTGTAGCGGGACTGTCCTCCTCTTATTTTTCAGGGAAGGTTCCTACTCCCACCCTGGTTCGCCATGATGTGGATGAGGAACGAGAATTAGACATGCTCCATATGGATCGTCTTCTTCCATGGATGCGTATTATGTTTGATGATCCAGCGATTCATGCAGAGACACCATCGGACACTCCTCTGCCGATGACCATCGAGGCCCGACAGGCCTATAAAAAGGAACTCTATAGTGTCTACATGACGATTCGCTCCGATTATACCCAGTATCAGCAGTGGAAACAGCACAATGATCGCATATGGGTCTTTTCCTCCTATCGCAAGAAAAACACGGCAGCGCTAGCGAAAAAGATTCTCGCGGACATCCGACTGTTTCAAGAGGGGTTAAAACTATTCTCTATGCGGATGAATTGAACAGATGGATCCAATCCTCTACACCATTCCCAGCAATGATGGTAGGGCGTTGATTCGTAATGAACATGGTATGCTTTTGCATGAGTTCTAGTTGCTGTCGGTCAGTCCACCATAGCGGTGCTGTGCTAGAATAATCAAAATGGATCATTCGCTCTTTCGGATACAAAAAGGGCTGTGTCTGCGCACTGCAAAACGCATTCATGTTCAACAAGCGCTGTTCGAACGCATCAATGGATCCCGCATCCCACCCATACAGAGTAGGCATCAAATCGCTCGCAAAAAGGCATGGGTGGGAGAGCGTTCCATCGGCACAATAAAACAATATCTTCGCTTTTGTTGGGTTTTGTAGGAGGGGGATCGTAGCATCCAATTCGTCTTTTTGAATACATAGAGACGAGTAAGAGGACAAGATGTCTTGAACGATTGGTCCGATCATGGATTGATTCGCCCGATCATTGAAATCCACGCGAAGATGGAGGAAGAGAAAGGGAGAATGTGGATGTTGTGTCATGTAGTTCGCGATCTCTTCCATGACCGATGTGAAGGTATGCTCCATCAAATAGGTGTGGGACAGATAGACATTTCCCTTGGAAAAAGAGACGCGAAAATCAAGCCATCGTATTCCTTTCTCCAATTGTTCCGTGATAGTGAGAGATTGATTTCGGACCCATGGGAGGACAACACATGAACAACTGTTTAGAAGGGAGCCGTAGGTGCAACTGTTATGGGTTCCGTAGAGAGGCATGTTATGATGGTGTAAGATTTTATAGAGATATACTTTCATGCATCCGTAGAAGATTTGCACCCATACCAAATAAAATTGACGAAACCGCAGGTTTAAAAAATACACTAGAAATGAGTTGTTCTGAGACCCGAAAAGTCCTCTGCGGACAAGAGACATGCTCCACATGTCTAGAGAGATCCTTTGCGAAGCATCCTCGCGCCGTCTGTTGGAGTGAAAAGAATGACAAAAAGCCACATGAAGTTCTCCGTTCTAGCAATAAGAAGTTCTTGTTGAATTGTGGAGACTGTGGACATGAACTTCATGTCATACT